TGTCAAAGAATGGATAGAAACGAGTACCTGGTTTTAATTTCTGTACTTGGATTAAAACATTTCTAGATCTAATGTAAGGAATCGCAGCAGTTGAAAGAACACGATCTCCAACTACTTGTCTATCAATTTTTGTAACTAATGTTGTTTTAACACCAGTTCTCGATTGACCAACCTGTGTTGCTGTAGATTCTGTAGTAATTTGACGAGCATTACCCCAACCAGTAATACCAAATCTAGCCTGAACTTCTGCTTGTGATAGACGAACATCACCGAAACCAGATGCCCAATTGCTGCCAAATGTGAGTACTTGAGTATTACTTACGCTTGCGCCAGTCCAGCTATTTTGCCATGCATTCCAAACAGTGCCAAGAACACCTCGTCTCTCAGCAATATTTTTAATTGTGCTGTAATTACCCTCAACATCAATAACTAAATCTGGACGACGATCTACTTCAAACCAGTCATCAGATGATGGATTGATTTTAACATCACCCAAGAAAGTAAATACTGCAAATGGATTAATGTTTTCTAAACGAGAAGCATATGGTTGTATTATAAGAGCCACATGTTCTGTAAGAGGTAGAGTAATAACATCACCATACAACTTGTAATTACTTGATATACGAGAAGCATCACTAGAATTCTTTTCTAGTAGATTAATGTTGTTCATTGAATAGAATGGACGAAGTTCTGCTCTTTCCATATCAATAGAGCAGATGTAATCTGACGACAAACTATCACCAGTATTATGTCCTGTAAATCCATCTACAATAAATCCATTTTTAAATCTAGAATCACCATTAGAATCAATAATGTCAAGAGATTCAGTTTGTTGCTCTAATAGAGATAGTGAAGTATAGTATTCTAGATTATCAATTCGTTTTTCAAGTTTGCCAATATCACGCATGGTGTATCGTTTATTGTCAATACGACCAACTTGAATGTTATTACTATTTGTGCCGAAAGTATATGGCTCTAGATTTAAATTATATAAAACTAAACCAAGTGCTGGGTCTAGTGGCTCTCCTGGATTTAATGATGAAACACCATTAACAGCAAAGAAGTTACCACCAAAATCTACAGCAACTTTAGATTTGCGTGCCAAGTAGTATGTAAAGTCTGTGACAATGTCAATACCACGCTTTGGTATTAATGACGCAGAAGATCCAGTTCCAGAGAAACTAGTACCAGCATCATCAATTCTCGGACGGAAATCAATACAATCTCTTAATGCTTGTCCTTGATAATATGGAATCGCTTTGTAATCCACATTTGCAGGATATGAATTTACTGTGAAGTAATCACCAGTTGAATGAGTGAAGTAATCAAATGTTACTTCAATAGGTGCTTCTGGTGGAGCATATGAATTTTTAAGAATCAATCGTGCTTGGTCATAATGAGTAGATCTTTGACCATTATCAAAATCATAACGATCTGAAATGTCAATAGAATATGTAGCACCTGGAGATGCAAATGTTCCAGATTTCATCTTAACAGATACTAATCTATAACCATCAGCGAAGCCTAATAGAAGAGTAGAATTTTGAGCAGTTGCTTGAGTAGTAAATGTTGCGGTAGCTGAAGAAACTAATGTTTTAGACTTTTCTGTTAAAACAGCACCACTTTTATTAACAGCTGCAATAACCATCATTGATCTACCAGAATATGTAGAACCAAGATCAAATGTTACACTAGATCCTGATGAAGTAATAGTAGTTGGTAGAACAATAGCACCGCCAGCACCAGAATCATTATCAACAACGATATAATTATCTGTCTCTGCAGCAGAAGCCATATTACCAGAAGCTGTCGATACTGTTAATTGAGGTGAACCTGATACTGTTGCAGTGCCAGAAAACTTTTCATACACAGTGTAGACTGTATCGTTAGCAAGTAGTGCTGAACGAACATCTTTAATTGCATAGTAAGGTAATGGGAAAATTAAAGATGTATTTTCTGGCTCTTTAATTTCAGTTGAAACTCTATCAATAGTAGAACCAGTGACGGTAATAGAACTATCAACAGTCATAGAAACTTGTGAAGCAATCGCTGTAATACGACGCTTAGTTCCACCAAATGATACTACATCACCAACTATAAAATCAGTTTGGAAAGAAGTACCATTACCAGTAATTGTAGTAGAAGATGATGCTGTGGCAGAACCAATCAAACGAGTTAAAACTGGTTCAATATCTGCAGAGAAAGAAAGATTTGCATCGCTTGAAACATTAAAGAAAGCAGATTTAACTTTACGATTAAAGTCGAAAGTTCCATTCATCTTAATATCAAACAAACCTAATTTGTAAATTGCAGTTTGTGTACCGATTGTTCCATTGTGCCATTCTATTAAACGAACACGAGCAGTACCAACTGCAGTTGCACTTGCTGGAGCAGTTCCAACAGCTGATGTTAATCTGTCGTATAATGTAACCTCACCAAAAGTATCTACTGGTGGTAAACTATTGACATTGGTTACAAGTAAGTAATTTCCTACAGTAGAAGGAATGTAAGCATTTTCTACTTGAACGAACTCACGAGATTTTTCAACAGGAACATATTCTGTTGCAATCTTTTCAATTTCATATCCTTGAACATACGCTTTTCCAGGCTCCAAACCAACAGCTAATTTTGCTTCGTTTGCTTGATTTGTTACAAGAGTGTCTGCATTTCCTGGAGCATAAATGCCACGATTGTAATATGGGGTTATTGTATATTCCCATTGAACACCAGTATTACCTGGACCATCATAAACTGCGCCTGCAGTATGAGTTGGTGGAGTGCTTGATGAAGAAGTTGCGCTGTTTCTGGCAACATAAATGTTACCGCTATTAGTAACCACATCTCCTGTTAGATAAACTCTGCTTGAAGACCAAGCACCACGATTGTTGTCTCTATATTCACGAATATCAATTTCAAAGTTTTTAACAGTATAGTTACCAGACTCATCATATGTGCGACGAGCAAATGTTTCTTCTAATACTGAGTATTCTGTTCTACGGACTTCACGCTTAACTTGGCCATCACCAGTACGAATCAATTCGATAAAATCTGTATCAGCAGTGCTTCCTTCAGTTAGTTTAGTTAATGTTGCAGTTATGCTATAACGATGAGCACCTGGAGCAGCATAGTTAAACGAATTTTGAGCATTGTCAAATAATGTTTCGTCTTCTTCTGCAGTGACAATAGATTCTTCACACAACAAACCAATACGATATGACGGAGTGTTTGTATATTTGTCAAGAATAATTGTTTGTGGTTCTACGAGGACAAAGTGTTCTTTGATATAGTACACACCAAGAGTAATAGTTGCAATTGAACCCTTGCCAGATGGAGAAGATGCTAGTGCTTGAACAGTATATGTAGTATCAACATCAGAAATAACATCACCAGCAGCAAATGTTTTTTCTGTAGTGCTGGTTCCAGAATTCTTATAACGAACAAAAAGTGTAGCTGGATCTGCACCAGAAGATTTAGCATAGTGGATAACTTCAGCTTGAAGACCAGTTGCGTTTTGAATTGTTAAACCGACGAATTCTTCAACAACTGTGTCTGCATTAACTGAGGCATATGCAGCTTCTAATTTAACATAACCAATATCAGTATCAATAGATGCTTGTCCAGGAATGACCATCGCACCTTCTTTAAATACATGGTCTCCAAAACGAGAAATTTGATTTTGCAGAATAGTCTGCATTTGAGTAAGTTCTCGTGCTTGAACTGCATACGCTGGGCGATAAAGAATTCGATAGAATTTTTTAGTTTCATCGAAGTCATCATAATATGGTTCGGTATTAAAGTTAATAGCCATTCTTTGTTCTTCTCTCGGTTAGTTCTCTATATTTATGTTAGAATCTAATAATAGTTCTAAGAGTAACAGTCTCTTCATCTGACGGAGTAAATCCAGCTTTATTATCAATAAACATCAGCTGACCAGAATATTTATCCACTGTTGGATTAGATACTGAGGATGCTGTAAAAGTTTGACCAGCATCGTTTTCAAAAATATCATTAGTTACAGGCACATCGTTATCTAAAGATTGTAAAAGTGCTGCAGTAGAAGTTGAAGAAACTACACGATATCTTCTGTAAAAAGTAGTTCCACTTATAACTCTGGCTACTTCAAGATCTGTATCTTTTGGAAAATATGTAGTATTAATAGCCCCTTGCACTAAGAAACACCCAGATCCTAAAACTCCTTGGAAACGAGTATTTGCTCCATAGGCTCTTGGGTTTTTAATAATACCTAATTGACGATAATCATTGTTTACTTCAAGTCCTTGGTTTAAATCGTTAGATACATTTGAATAAAACATTAGTGTTCTAGAAAATAATTCATCTGGGGCATTTTTGCCATGTCCGCCAAATGGAGACATAATTGCTCTTGCCCTACCAGCCTTACCGTTTCCAGTAATAACTATGTTAGCAAAAGTATATCCAGATCCAGGATTTGTTATATTTATTTTAGTGATACGACCAGTCGCAGTATTAATTGTAGCTGTAGCAGTTGCACCTGTTCCGTCTCCCTGTATTGAAACAGTCGCTACACCATAACCATATCCACCAGAAATTAGTTTAATTGCATTGATAGTTCCAGATGTAGTTAAGATTTCATTATTGGCTTGCAGTGATGCAATGTTACCAACATTTAAATCTGGAATTAAAATAGCACCTGTACCAGTTCCTGATACAGCAATCGTTGCTGTGCTATACCCAATGCCACTGTTTTCAATAGTTACACCAGTAATCTGTCCACCATCAAGAATAGGATAAAGTTTTGCTTCTGATTTAGAAACATTAACTGCTGCAATAGCACCAGATCCACTTCCACCACTAAATGAAACTGTAGGAACAGTTGAATATCCTGCACCAAATCTACGAACAACTGAACCAGTCGCTGGTGTTCCAGCATATGCTACGGTAGCAGATCCATTAGAAGCTGAACCTGATGTATGTGTAGGTGCAGTTCCACTAGTAGTTCCAGCACCTGTTATTGTATAAAGTCTGTTGGAAACAAAATATTGTTCTCCAACTAAAACTGCAGTAGATAATGGGAAAGCAGTTCCAAATGTTACTGTTGGATCGCTAGTATAATTATCTCCTGGGTTTGTTACAGTTACATATAAAACAGAACCTGTAACAGCATTCATTTTGGCAGTAGCTACTGCAGAAGAACCACCTCCACCAGAAAATGTAATTGTTGGTGCTGTGGTGTATCCAGATCCACCTGACACTAAATCTACTTCTCTAACTGCACCAGTTAAACTTACTGAGGCAACACTTCGTCTTGAAGTATTAGAATATGTTAATCCAGTCGGAGTTCCTGCGGTTGTAACAATTGCTGCATCGCCAGTGGTGGTTAAAGTAAATCCTGTTACAGAAGAACCAGAACCAGTAATAGCAGAAACTTTGTATGTAGTTGGA